GGATGGGTCGCTTAAGCATAAGAATTATTAATCATGGAAAAGAAAGCGATAGAATACACGTTGAACGCAAAGAAGAGCGATTTCGTATCTGCAAAGATTCGTTGCTCTTCTGACGCGTACAGCTTCGCAAAGAAGTTTTATCATGAAGATATACTTATCTATGAGAGCGCGTTCCTTATGATGATAAACAATGCCGGCGTTGTGGTCGGATATGCTAAGATATCTCAAGGTGGTTGCTTTGAAACGACTGTCGATATGAAGATAGTATGCAAGTATGCGATTGATTCCCTTTCGTCGGGTGTCATATTCGTCCATAATCATCCGAGCGGAAACCTTATGCCGTCGTACATAGATGATGATTTGATGCGCAGGATGAAAGAATCTTTGAACTTTTTCGGCATAAAATTATTGGATAGTCTGATACTGACGGATGGCAGTTACTATTCTTATGCTGACGAGTGCAGAATGGATTTTTAGAGAAAAAATAAAGAAAATATTAACTTAATAGCCGAATGTGTTTGTTTTTCAAGCATTTTTTGGCTATTTTTACGGAACAATGGAAATGGAAAGTAAATATGATTTAAATCGAATTTCTAAATTACTCGACGGGTGCGAGTGGCGATGGGCTAAAACTTATTTGTCCGTTCCTCATGAGTATGTAGTGAGAGGAAAATGTAATCTTACAGATTCGCAGTTCCTGCATATAGTACACGCTCAGCGAGAGATTGGCGTTCATGAGAGATGGGGCAAATACAATCACCCGTATCTGTATGTCGATGGGTACAAGTATTGGACGATGGGAGACACGTTCGATAACACTACTATCATTAACAGGCAGAAAGTTTTCGGAGAGTTCGACAATATCCAGTATGAAGAGAAGTATACGGACAAAGATTTAGCTTTCATATCGTCTCTGATTGCGAAGTTCGGTTATGTTCATATTCTTGATGCCGGATGCGGAAATGGCAACTTGATAAAGAGTCTAAGCTTGTCTCCGGGAGAATATATAGGCATAGACCCAAGCCGTAACGCTATTAAAAAGTTGGTGGAGCAGAACAGGGATTTTAAGGGATTCGCTATTAATAAGTCGTTTGAGGAATGCGTGAATCTGTGGAAGAACACAGGAAGTCTAATCGTATCTATTTTCGGTTCTCCGTCGTATATCATGACGCCGTATCTACATATGGTGGCTGATGGCAGGAAACAACATTTCCTAATGTTTTACAAGGAGGGGTATAATCCGTACGACGGCACGCACATTATAAACCGCAATCGGCACGAAATCAAGAATATCTTTCCGAACAGTTTCTATTACTCATACGACAATTATTATATCGTTTCGAGTATTGATTTAACTACTTAAATAAATGATGCAGGATATGGAAATAGAGTTTATTGTAATGACTACCGCTTTTGGTAATAGGGATATTTCCGAGATGAAAAGAGCTATTCCAAACTTGCAATTATGCGTTGATTATAACCACGACGCGATGGTTAATTTCCTTAATTCGATGAGAATGACGGACAAACCGGCTGTTCATTTAGAGGACGACGCTATCCTTTGCGATGATTTCGTAAGCAAAATAACAAGAGCCATTGAATTATATCCTGACAACATTATAAACTTTTTTTCTTTAAGGAAGAAAGATTACGAAGTGCGGAAACCTTTTTTTGAGTTAGGCTCTAAATATATAGGGAATGTTTGTTTTTACGTTCCTGCCACGTATGGGAATCGGATTGCGGATTTTTACAACGTATGGGATAAGAAAGAGATCCATCCGACAGGCTATGACATTCTGATGGCTGACTGGATGAAGCTGAACAAATTGAAGTATGTTCAATGGTTTCCGCATTTGGTGAATCATGCGGAGGGAAAATCTATTATCAATCCTAAAAGAAGCAGTAAAAGAATAGATACTAGATTCCGAAAGTAAATTAAAATGGAGTATAAGTGTGATATTAAATTTATGGGAGTTCCTTCAAGAATGTCGAATATAGCATGGAACGTATCGAAATTAGGGCTTTCTATGGAAGATGTCTTTCTTGACAGAGAATATCGCAGATGTCCGATATTGTCATCATTTGATGCGTTTAATTTACCATTTAAGGATGACAGTATAACGCATAGGCTTGTACTGCAAGATGATGTCGAGATTGCGGATGGACTGAAAGATTTCGTTAATTACTTGGTGAATCTTCATCCGAATGCGATATGGAGCTTAATGATATTTACGAAGAAAAAGTTTGATATACCGAAAGGGTCTATAGTCAAAGTAGGAGAACGAATTTATGGGCTAGCTGTAATAATCCCAAAACGGTATATTAAAATGATACAATCATCGTATTATGAAACTACCAACTCATATAAGCATGATGACGCTTTTTATGCAACTTTTGCTAAATACAACAAGATAGACATTTATACGACTTATCCAAATGTTGTTGAGCATTTAGGTGTCGGTTCTATAAATTCCGAGCTTTCCCATGCGTTTAAATGGCGGTCTATGTGTTATATAAATCATCCTATATATGATTTGGAATGGCATGACAGACCATGGATAAGTTTAGGATTATCCGTAAATGATATTCATCACTATAAAGAATTTAAAAAATTAATGGAGGAGGAACAATGATATTTTATTCTGAAAAAAATGTCTACGAAGCCGCAAAGGACAGAATACGATATTTGTTTGACGAGTTCAAAGATAGGAATATCGTAGTTTGTTTTTCGGGCGGCAAAGATTCGACAGCCGTTCTGCATCTCACTAAAGAGATAATGGACGAACGAGGCATCAAGAAGATACCCGTATTCTTCCTAGACCAAGAAGCGGAAGCCCCTCAGACGATTGAATACGTGCGTAACGTAATGCATCTTCCGTGGGTCGAGCCTTATTGGATTCAGTCTTTTTTTCAAGAGTGGAACAGCTCGAAAGGAGATTGGTTTAATGTTTGGGGAAAAGGCGAAAAGTGGTGCAGGGAGAAAGAACCGGGGAATCCTTATACCGATTGCGAGTACGATACGACAAGACATTTCAGGGATGTGCTGGATTCTGTTTTGAGGTATCATTTCGGAGAGTACTATGTGAATCTTGGAGGTGTGCGGATAGAGGAAAGTCCGAACAGAAGATTAGGCTTAACTCGCAGTAAATGTTACAAGGACATAACTTGGGGCAAACAAGCTTCGAAACATTCTTACACTTTCTATCCTATTTGGGATTGGGGATGTAACGATGTTTGGTATTACATAATGAGCAATAGGTTTGAGTACTGCAAATTATATAATTACTATTTTACGAAGAAGCCTCTTGTTAAATGTCGTGTTTCTTCGTTCATACATGAGAACGCGATAAAGAATTTAAAGGAAATAAAGGATATAGCACCGCAATTCTATTCAGCAGCTCTTAAACGAATAGAGAACATAAATTCGACAGTACAGTCTTTGGATATGCTTTCGCAATACGTAACGGGACTTCCGAAGTATTTCAAAGATTGGGATGAGTATATTGAATATTTGGCTACGAACATAATAGAGGACAAAGCCAATACGGAGGTAATGCTTAAAAGTTATAGAGCCGCTTGCAAAAAGTGGAGAACGAAATTCGCCGGTTACGAAGATGGACTAAAGCAGGTGAATGAGACACTTGGCAGCGTGAGCGCTATATGTATCGTAAGGGAGGACACGGAGATGTCCGCATTGCAGAATTGCCAATATGGGTTATCTAAATTATATAAGGACTATCATGATAGAATTAAAGAATCTAATAAAGGACAAGTTCCAGCAGAGTGAGGACAAGTTCGAGTTTATAAATCAGCTCAAAGAATTGATTTATGAAATATCGCCTGAGAAAGAGAATCCCGTCGAGAGAGTTCTCTGGGTGCCGAAAGAAATGGTAGTAGCGAACAACTACAATCCTAACAGTGTCGCTGAAAAAGAGATGAAACTTCTTTATACTTCAGTAAGGGAGGACGGATATACTCAGCCTATCGTTACTATTTGGGATGACAACTTGCGGAAGTACGTTATAGTGGACGGATTTCATCGAAATCTAATCCTTAGAAAATATAAGGACATTGACGAAAGATGCAGCGGACGCTTGCCGATAGTCGTTATAGACAAGAGCATAGACAACAGAATGGCTTCCACCGTTCGACATAACAGAGCTAGAGGCTCGCATTCGGTGGACGGAATGGTGAATATCCTTTATTCCATGTTAAAGGACGGATGCTCCGAAAAGGAGATCTGCGAGAAACTAGGCTTGGAAGAGAAAGAGCTTGTAAAAATGAAATATATAACAGGCTTCGCCAAAGTATTTAAGAATTACAAGTATTCGCAAGCTATTGATGCCATAGTCGATGTTAATCCATTAATTGAAGAACATAATGAAGATGAAGATTAAAGTAGTAAATCTAGCGGATATTAAGCCGTATTATAATAATCCTCGCGACAACACTAACGCTGTCGCTCCTACGTTGAGCAGCATAAAGAGATACGGCTTTAATAAGCCTATCGTCGTGGATAAGGACGGCATAATAATTTGCGGTCATACGAGATACATTGCTGCGTTCCAAATGGGATGTCCTAAAGTTCCTGTCGTGTATTCGGACATGACGCCGGAACAGGCTAAGCTTTTTCGTATAGCCGACAACAAACTAGCGGAGAAATCTTCTTTCGACGAGGAAAAACTTATTGAGGAATTAAAGGTTCTCGAAGTGCCGGAAGAGATGCAAGCTTTCTTTTTTGAAGATGTGCGCATGATGATAGATTTCGACGCTAATT